ATACTATGGTAAAATCGGCAGCGGTATTAAACCGTTTCCGTCTTGTAGATGGTGTTAAAGCTAAAGTAAACGTACCTATCTTTGACGCTACATTATCTTTCGGTTCAGACCTTTGTGTGTTTGACGGCAACTCTGCTGCTACAATCGGTGAAAAAGAAATGACTGTAACTACTTACAAGTGGTCTTTCTTAAACTGTAAAAACGCTCTTGAGTCTTCTTACCGTGGTCTTCTTTTGAAGAAAGGTCAGAACAACCCAGAGACTATGGATGCAGATTTCAAAGATTGGGTATTTGACTACTTCGCAAAATTGTCTGCTGAAAAAGCATTGACTGTTGCAGGTACTGCATTGACTACTGAAATGGCTGCTGACGCTTCTGTATTAGACTTTGACACTGATGCTGTATTAAGTTCTGCTAACATCCTTGACAAATTAGAAGGTGCTTACGAAACAATGAGCGACGTTATGTTGGCTGCTGTTTACGGAGACGCTGACCGTGATTTCAAACCTGCTATCTTCTTGGGAACTGCTGCTATGCAACACTACCAAATTGCTATTGCTGGTCTTTACACTACTACTCCACAAGGTGTTGTAGAAGGTGGTGTACCGAACTACTACGGTATGGAAGTTATTCACTTCCCATCAATGCCTGCTAACGAATTTATGATTGCTGCTGCACAGAACATCGTAATGTTGACTGATGAGTACAATGACGTTCGCGCAATTGATATGAAGTACGAAGCTGAATTGTCTTCTGATAAAATCTGGGGTCAGTTCAAGTTAGGTTTCTCTTACTTGAAAGGTGAAGAGATTGTCTACGCTAAAAACTTCGCATAATAATAACTAATGGAGGGGCCTTGTGCCTCTCCTTTAATACCCTATAACAAATGGCTTGTAATGTAACTCTTGCTGATATTTCCTACTCTTGTGACGATGTTGCAATTGGTGGTATCGTAGAATTGCACGTTGCTAACCGCTCTGACGCTCTGACTGCTTTGACAAGAACAGACGCTGACCGATTAGTAACTGCTGCTACTGCTGTAACTGGAGTATCACAAATTTCTTTTAACAACAAGGATGGCTTCTCTGTATTCAGTGAAGTTAAAACCGTAGCTGCTGATGGTATCGTTTCAACTGTACCAACTGTATCTGTAGAGCTTCCTAAAATGACTGCTGACAAAATCACAGCTCTTAACGACATCTCTAAAGGTGGCGCAGAGTTGGTTGCTTTTGTAGAGACTGCTGCTGGAACTTACCACGTTTGTGGTTTGGACTATGGCTTGTACGCAGGTACTGTTGACGCTAACTCTGGAACTGGTCGTTCTGAAAAGAACCGCTTCCAACTCACCCTAACAGGTGATGAGCTTGGTTTGTCTTACAGCATTTCTTCTGCTGACTTTGCTACTGCAACTGCATAATAGCAAATCTTGTAAATTAACACAAGGGGGAGTGGAGCAATCCTCTCCCCTTTTTATTTAAAAATATATGGCTTTCAATTGTAGCATTTTATTAAGCGATATTGATATCAATTGTAACAAACGAGTTACAGGTGGTATCAAGAAAGCTGTCCTATTATTACAAAAAGACTTGACAATTACCTTTGACCCTATTGATGAGACACAGGTAACACAAGTAGACACCGTAGACACGGTAAAGTTTGAGCATAACCCAAAGGACGGGACTACAACTTTCACAGAGAACAAGAATACATCTAACGGATTAGGAGTAGTATCTACGGATATTACTATCCAAGCTCCTGCTGTAGACAATAAGGTAAATCAAATAGACCTTATGAGCCGCAGAGAGGACATCTGCTGCGTTCTTTTACACAACAACGACACTGTGACTATCAGTGGATGGATGGATGGCTTAACGATGAACTATGAGGCTAACAGCGGTACAGGTACTGGTGAGAAGTCTTATGTCAATATAACACTAAATACCGAAAGTGGTATTGCTTCTTTGGCAATCAATGATAAAGCGGTGTTTAGCGACCAAACCATTTTTGATTAATGGGTTACTTATTAAACAGCGGAACGGGCTATATGAAGGATGCGGTAACGACTCCTTCTACAGAGAAGAACTACCTATATGTACAAGGTGGTTATAGCGGTTCAGTTGTAAATTCAATAGAGGGAGAAGGGTTAGTTTTCTTCCTACAACTACACGATTAAATAAAAACAAAATATAATGGCTTACGAAACTATTGTTAAAGAAGGCAACTTCTATCAATCGGCTACAGGAGATTACGGGTTCCGTTTATTAGAGGCTGGTGAGGCTTCTGTTGCGGGTGAGAGCTTCCGTGCTATCCAAGCGGTTGAAGGTGCTGTAGTGACTACTACGACACAAGTGGGTGATGCGTTGACAAGTTTAGGACTTGGCGAGGGAACAATCATCTACGGTAAATTTGATAGCGTATCTTGTGTATCGGGCAAGGTATTAGCTTATAAAGCAGTGTAATGAACTATGTTAGGACTACTAAATACCGTCCTTTCAAGGGGTGGTTCACTATTAACCTATGTAAAGGATGGATTAGTTATGGCGAATAGATTCTTAACACCTCCTAAATTAACTTTTCCTGTTGATGCTTCTGCTGAATTTAACGGGACGAGTGATTATATTGATATAGGCGAAAAGCATATCGCCAACGATTTAGGAATAACCAACGCGTTTACAATGGGCGCGTGGATTTATCTTGAAAACGACACAGATTATAAGAATATCTTATCAATGTGGGACAACACTGGGAATAGAATTTTTTGGTGGGGCATTGATAGTTCAGAAGCATTTCATTACAACATATCTTTATCGGGCGGCGACCACGCGACCAACACATACCCAATGACACCAAACGAGTGGCATTATGTTAATTTTAGATACGATGGTTCTTCGCTTTCTCTTTGGCACAACGGCTCCAGCATTTTCGGTTATGGCGCAACTGGAAATGTTGATAGCCGAGATTCAGCAATTTTAACGGAAAGTTTATTAATTGGCGCGCAAGATGACGGAGCGGCCGCATTTATGAAGGGCAACCTCGCAAACGTAGCAATATGGAACCGCGCACTTTCAAGCGATGAGATTAATTCCGTGATGTGGAAAACTTACGAGCAAGTATCTACTACAGAAAAGAGTGGATTACAGGCTTGGTATAAGTTAAGTGCAGACGAAGTATTAAGCGGTGACAGCACTGCTACGCTAACAACTTACGCTAATGCTAACGGACTTACCTTTGAAGCACCTGCGTGTGTACAGACAGCCTTAAACGGCTTACCAGATATTACTGATGCAAGACTATATTCTGCTAACTACGACATTAGAGTAAGTGCTGATGGTGGTAATGTAGAATCTTTATCTTGTGTTGAAACAGAATTAAACGCTATACTATGAGCAGCTTAAAAGATTTAGCGAGTCTAATAATGGTTCCGTCCTTGGTTAAGGATGGCAGACTTGATACTGTAAAGCCTTTAGGCAATAGTATTATACATCCCGATGCTACGGGAAACAATGATGGTACTGATGCGAGTACACCTGCGGAGGGTAACTTCACATTTAGTAGGGGTTCAAATCTTGCTGCTACAAGGGTAGATGTTAATGGTCTTATTGAGAAGGGTAGAGAGAATCTCTTTACACAATCAAACAATTTTAGCCATTCGGATTGGAATGTTAAAGCAGGTACATTTACTCAAGGTGTTGCAGACCCTAATGGCGGAAATAATGCTTGGTCTTGGACGGCTACAAATACTGACCCGTATTTATATCAAAGCCCGAAAACCACAAACGGCGTTAGTGTTTTATCTATTTGGGTTAAGGGTGTCGGTTCTACGATTGGCACAAGTTTTCAAATTAGAACGGGTGCCGCACCTTATAATAACCTCACACTAACTGGTGAATGGCAACGCGTTGAACATTTCAATACTAACGCAAGTGGCACTTCAGTTGGTTTTGAATATGGTAATCCTGCGGTTGCAGGAGATGTTGTACACATTTATCAAGCACAATACGAGCAAGGCTTGGTTGCTACTGACTACATTGAAACAGGAGCATCTACTGCACAAGCAGGTATATTAGAGGACTTACCGAGATTAGATTATAGTGGTGGTGCTTCGTGTCCTGCTCTTTTACTTGAGCCTCAAAGGACTAATTTGGTAACGCAGTCAGAATACTTTAATGTTCCACCTTGGTCGGAATATTATTTTGGCGGTGGTTCGCTTACTCGTACATTCGGCTATGAATCTCCAGAAGGAAACAACAACGCTTATAAATTTGATGTGGTTGTTGGAACAGGTGGTGTGCTACTAACCCAAAATATTACAATTAACCCTGCTAACGCTCAAACTTTAAGCGTTTGGATGAAAGGTGAAAACGGAGGAGAAAAGGTCAGGTTAGCGTTAAGAAATTCGGGTTCAGCAGGTGCTTCTGGAGGTATAATGACACTGACAAGTGAATGGGCAAGATATGATGTAACATTAACAACTGATGCCGCTAATAGAGGGTTTCAATTTAGAATGTTAAGTTCTAATGGTGTAGTTGACCAAACAATCTATGTTTGGGGAGCGCAACTTGAAGAAGGAAGTTACCCTACAAGTTACATACCTACATATGGTTCTGCGGTTACGAGGTCTGGTGAGGCTACATTAACCTCTGCTAATACATTTGATAGTCTATCTTCATTCACTTGGTTCTTTGAAATTTCAAGACTTGGATTTAGTAGTGATTCAGCAGGTTCTGCTTTAAGTTTAAGGGACTCAAGCGGTGCGGAACAAATTAGATGTCATTTTGATTCTCCTTCCGAACAAATAAGGTTTAGAGATGCATTAAATGGTTATGCTACTATGCGCTCAATAAGTGTTAGTGCAGATACTACTTATAAAATGTGTTTGGTTTGTGATGGAGTAACTACAAAATTATTTCTTGATGGTATTCAATCGGGTGGCGAATACACGATTGTAAGTCAATTTGATGTAGATAGAATATATATGAACGGAAGCGGATTTATTTGCAATCAACTCCTTTTGTTCCCTACGGCATTAACTGATAGCGAGTGTATCGCATTAACAACTTTGTAAGATGAGTGTAGGATTCGTATATAAGTGGATTGACTCCTCTAACCAAATGTACTACATAGGAAGCCACAAGGGTTCTCCTAACGATGAGTATATAGGTAGCGGTATCCACTTTAGCAGAGCCTACTCTAAACGACCAGAGATGTTCTCAAGAGAGATTATGTATAATGGTGTAGATTATAGAGAGCTTGAAGAGTTTATTCTTGAAGAGTTGGATGCTGCAAAAGACCCAATGTCTTACAACCTAAAGAACTCTGCTATGGGGGGTCATATGGGTGCTGAAGGCATTGAGAAGATGCGTAACTCATTGACTGGCAAGAAACGCTCTAAAAAGGCTTGTGAGAACATTACAAAGGGCAAGGTTAGATATAGTGTATACTGCACAATGAATAACAAGACATATAAAACTTCTATGGAAGCAGCAAGTGATTTAGGTATCACACCGAGTTATGTAAGAGGCATCCTTAACGGACACTTCAACAATAAGTACGGACTATTAAGAATTGAAAAGATAAACTAATATGGCATCCATATACGATAAATCAAGTTTGGTACTTATACCAAGCGGAACAAAGACAGGTAAAGTGTTTAGCCAAAAGCCTGTAAGCGGTGATGGTGATTTTACTTTCACTCGTGCAAGTGCTGCTACGAGAGTTAATGCAGATGGTAATATAGAGAAGGAGACAATAAATCTATTTAGATATAGCGAGGAATTTAATCAAGGTAGTGCTTGGAGTAAGCAAGGCGGAGCGCAAATCAGTCCTAACGCATCAACTGCTCCCGATGGTACAAATACTGCCGACCTTTTGTATCCTTCTATTAGTGGCGTTGTCAAAGCAGCGATACAATCTTTTACAAGCGCATCTGGAACACAATATGCACAAAGCATTTATGTTAAGGCTTCGGGTAAAAATTTCGCAGCATTATATGCACTTAACGGAAGTGCAGGTCCTGCTATGTGGGTAAATCTTACAACAGGTGCAATCACAAATGGCTCTACACCAAATGTGGTTGGTCGGTTTGCTACAAGTGTGGGAGATGGATGGTGGCGAATAGGATTTGCTGATTTAGGAAATGGTACAATTGGCTATATGCACATCTATCCTACGGATACTGCGGGTAGTCAAAATGTAACGGCAAACGGAACGGATGGCATACTTATATGGGGTGGGCAATTAAATTATGGTTCAGTAGCACAAGAGTATATAAAAACAACTACATCTGCCGTATACGGAGGTATTACAGACAATACTCCAAGATTAGATTATACGGATAGTTCGTGTCCTGCACTATTGTTAGAGCCACAACGGACTAATGTATTTCCTCACTCTGAATACTTTAGTTCTTGGCAGGTGTTTAGAGGTTCTGTAACGGCAAATTCAATTACATCACCCGAAGGTGTTGTAAATGCTTATCGTTATGAAGAAAATGCAGATACTGGTCAGCACTTTGTGCGTTATCAAGGTGTTTCAATGACAAGCGGTACAGATTATACGGCAAGTGTTTTTGCGAAAGCGGGAGAAATAACATCTGTTATACTTGGTTCAAACTCTCCTTCTTTATGGAATCCAAGCGCAACAACATTTAACCTTTCAACAGGTGAAGTGACAAGCGGTGGCGGAACTATTGAGCCGATGGGAAATGATTGGTATAGATGTATTATTAGCGGTGAGTGTCTTACTACGACATCAAGTACAGGACTTGAGATAACCACATCAAGCGGAGCAGGTTCAACAGGAGATGGTTTATACATCTACGGAGCGCAATTAGAACAAGGAAGCTACGCAACATCCTACATCCCTACCTATGGGAGTAGTGTAACGAGAATTGTTGATGCAACTTCTAAAACAGGTATTAGTGATTTAATCGGTCAAACTGAAGGTACTTTATTTGTTGAGTTTGAATATAATTCAACTAAAGACCACTATTGGCCAATAGCCACTTTAATGGGCAGTACAGCGGCAGAACTAATAGAAATCTATGGTGGGCCTAATTCCAATTCTATGGCGGTTGTTATGCTTGATAATAGCACAAGTCAATTTTCAGTAAACACTCCTCTTTCAGTTGGAACACACAAGGTCGCTATCGCATATGCAGAAAATAATACTGCCGCTTATCTTGATGGTTCTTTGATTGGTTCGGTTGATACGAGTTGCACTATTCCCACACTAACACAAATGGCAATAGGAAAATTTAGTTATAGTTCAAGTTATGCTTTTGGCGATAACATCAAACAAGCCCTACTATTCAAGACACGACTATCAAACGAAGAATTAGCAGCACTAACAACAATCTAATATGAAAACATTTAGAAAATACTCATTCGGCTCTAAAGGAGCAGCAACAACTAAACTAAATGCCTTACCTCACGATGAGGAAGGTAACCCTACGCACTCTCACGCTATTGTCCATCTTGGACACTTGGTAGAGACTGAAGGTACATACGATGAAGAAGGAAACGAACTCACCGCACCTGTACTATCTTCTACCTACCATATAGATGTACTATGGGATGGTGAGCCATTAGAGTCTTGGGATGCACAGATGGTATGGTGTGAGCCTATGGGCATCCATACTTTCGGTAGCTCTTCTGCTATTGCGGAATGGACAGAGGCTTGTAAGGAGCTTCACCCAGAATACTTTCCAGAACCAACTGAAGAATTAGCATAATGGCTGTAGGATTTTCTAACACAAATAAGCCCTTAAACCCAAGGGGGCAGGATGCAAGTCCAAAGGGGTACAATCGGGCTAAACTTTATAGCGGTAAGGCGTTAGATTTTGACGGGGTTAATGATAAGGTAACCACTACATATACAAGCGGATTTACTGGAGCGCAAGAGTTTACTTATTGCGCTTATGTGTATATTGATAGTGTATCGGGAAATAGAGCAATAGTTCACGCTAACGAAAACACGGGTTATGGACTGCAATCGCTACAATTAAGAGATGGGGTATTTCGTTTTTACGCTGGTACTGGTTCTTCGGACACATCTTTAGTGGATAGTGAATTAGTTGAAATCAATAAATGGTACTTTGTAGTAGGTACACATACGGCAACTGAAAACAAGATTTATCTTAACGGCGTGCTAAACGGAACCGCTACGTCGGCAAGTTTAACCATTGCACCCGATGCCATTGTTGTTGGCGCATATCCGTCGGATGTTCTAAACTTTAACGGACAAATCTCAAACGCCAAAATCTTCAACACCGCCCTAACCGCCGCACAAGTGGCCGACCTATACAACAACCCAGAGAAGATTGTACCTACTGGTTTAGAATCAAATCTAAAACTATGGCTTCCAATGATGGAAGGCGCGGGTACTACGGCGTACGATGGTAGCGGCAATGGCAACCACGGGACTATTTCGGGGGCCACATACGTCAACGGAATCGGCGCACCCGTAGCGCAGACGGCGGTGATTTCTTGGAATAAGGGGGTGAATATAATATCAAGAAGCGAAAACGCTGAACACGTCAATTGGGGCAAATACTTTTTATCAGCAACGGACGGAGAAACTGACCCACTTGGAACAAGTAGAGCATTTGAAATAACCGAAGACGGCTCAAACAATTCAAGAAGTTTAAGGTCATCGGATTTTAGCGCAGTAAGCGGCACGCAATACTATTATAGTGTTATCGCAAAACAAGGAAGCGGTTCGCGTTATCTTGGGTTTGCGGGTGCTGGAATTGCGGGAGCAAGTGAATCACCCGTTTTTGATTTACAAAACGGAAGCGTTGATACTGGAGCATCTTCGGTATTAGTTAAAAGCGCAAGTATTGAAGCATACGGAAGCGACGGGTGGTACAAGTGTTCAATGGTGTACGAATCAAACGCTACGACTACATATCAGATTTGGCATACTATGTGCCAAAACGCTACCGACAATGGAACGGGAAACTATGCTTATCAAGGAAACGGCACAAGTAGCCTTTTCCTATTTGCACCAATACTCAAAGTAGGAAGCGCAGAAGGTGTTTATGTTGAAACGATAGCCACAACACAACCAAACGACGTATTACTCCCGCAAGGTTTAACAAGTGGCCGCGACATTACGGGCGTTAATCTATTTGAAAACGTGCGGAAACAAGGCGCGCTAAATCTTGACGGGAAGAGCTGGGCAGAGGTTCACGATAATGAAAGCCTTGATATTACCGATGCGATTACTTTAGAGGCGTGGGTGTATTATGACGGAAGCAATAGTAAGGGATTGTTGGGTAGATGGTCTACTGGTTCCGACAACAATTATTTGCTTTATACATCAACAAGTTTAATAGGTCAATTTTATTTATACACTGGAACCACCACGCTTGTTAATACAACAACTTTAACGGCTGGTAATTGGTATCATATTGTTGGTACATACGATGGAAGCGATATGCGTATTTATTTAAATGGTTCTGAATCATCAAACGCAAGTAAAACGGGAAGTATAAGTACGTCAACCGACCCTATTGAAATAGGTAGATATTATCAAAATTCTTCATTCGCATACAAAGACCAAATCGCCCAACCGCGCATCTACAACCGCGCACTAACGGCCTCTGAAGTTCTTCGCAACTATAACTCTGGAAAAAATACATACACAAACGATTAATAAAATGAAAGGAAATATCTTTATCAGCGTACCCGCTTCAGACATTAGCAACGCACTACCAACCTCTATTACTCGTTACGATTGGGTAGAGAATACCTACAACGAAGAAGGTGAAGTAGAAAGCTCTACAACTATACACCCTACTTGGGAGCAGTTTGGAGAACGCAACGAAGGTCTATTCGGTAGCCCCGTAGCTGTAGCTGACGTAGTAGTATACGAGATGGAAGCATCTTGGTTAGACAGCGAAGTATCTGCCCTTATTGCTTTAGGCAACGGACAGTCAGCTCCTAACTATACCGTGTACACCAACGCAGAAGTACGCCAATTTATTGCAGACAACACTGCTGAACTATAATTAATCATTAATGAAAAGACTTAAGACAGGAGTAGTCAATACTCTATCTTTCGTCAAGCTGTCATCTTTTACGGTGAATAGCTTTGACGTTACATTGGATAAGGTGGTAGGAACTGGTAGTCTAACGATTACCAATCTTACTGACCTTAACAACCTTGACTCCTGTAAGGATTTCATTCAGATTAACATAGACCTTTTGTCTAATGACCTTGAGGGTGGAGAGTACGAGCTTACCATAACTAACAGTGGTGAAAGCTACAAGTACCTTACGGAAGTACAAGATTACACAGTTACTCAAACAGGTACAGGTATTTATGGCTCTACCGTGAGGTTTACTGACCTATAAATTGTAAATTAATACAATGGGACTACTATCTAATATATCAGAATTTTTTGCATCTAACACTTATGTGCAAGCTACAGAGCATTCTATTGCAACCAACGAGTTAGAGAACTCTATTGAAGACCTTAATGGTCGTTACAGATTAGGACATACTTTAGTAGGTGACTACATTAAGTTTGGTGTAAACGACGACTTCCCCGTTATCCTTGAGAAGATGTTACGCCAATCACCTGTGCATAGTGGTATCTTAACCAAGAAAGCAAAGATGGTAGTTGGTAACGACATTGACTACTCTGATGAGTTTGCTAAAACTAACAAGGCTAAAGCAGAACTAAAAGCATTTGTAAACCACTGTGGTGGTAACAACAAAGGTCTGTACGAAGTATTGACTCACGCTGCATTCCAATACGAGCATAAGGGTGCGTTAGCATTTTATGTGCGTTGGAACAAAGGGCGTACAAAGATACTTGAGTTTAAGTCTTTAGACCCTAAAGGAGTGCGTGTAGCAGAGCCAAATGAGAAAGGTGAGGTAACACACTACATCGTTCGTAGAAGCTTCGGCTATGGCTCTAATTCTGTACAGCACAATGAGCCTCGTAAGATTAAGGCATTTAACAAGTTTGATAAGAGTGGTACTGAAGCGGTGCTTTATGTAGGTAACCCATATAGTGGTAACCCATATTATGGTGTACCCAGCTACATCTCTGCATTCCACTACATTGAATCTGACTTCAGCTTTGGTAAGCACATTAAGAACTCTGCCGAGAACGGCTTTACGCCTAAAGTATTAGCTACCTTCATTGGTAGAAATATGAGTGCAGAGCAGAAGCGTGAGGAATATAACAAGTTCAAGGAGTCCTTTACAGGCGCAGACGCAGATAACTTTATTGTCTCGTGGGTAAAGAAAGAAGAAGATGCTCCCGTTTTTAAACCACTTGATATATCCAATTTAGACAAGACCGTAGATGTCTTATCAAAACTTAATGATGCTAAAATACTCACAGCTCACAACGTTACTTCTCCTACTCTATTTGGTGTTATGGTTAGTGGTAAACTGGGAGGCACAGGTAACGAACTTGTTACAGCTTATCAAATATTTAGAGCGACTGAAACGCTACCTAATAGAGAGATTCTTTTAGACTCTGTAAATAGAATCTTTGCTACTGTGGGTTATGACCAGATGAACCTTGCTGTTGTTGAAGAGCCTATTAACTTGGAGAGCATCAAGGGTGCTAACACTGAAGACGTATAATAATGGTTGACGTAATATTCATAGACGATAACTACCTGTACCAAAACTTCCCTTTACCGAAGCGTATGGACAGAGGTGCTTTATTGGCATTAATCCAATTAGAGCAATTCACCTCAATACAAGACCTTTTAGGTACTTGCTTGTACGAAGACATTGAGGCTAAAGTATTAGCAGAGACATTAAATGTTTCCGAGCAGGGGTTGTTTAAGTTGGTGAAGTACACGTTAGCTATGTATTCAGCAAAGGCTGCTATATCTATATTAAGAACAGCCACTGCAACCACCAAAGCGGAGGAGCAGAAGCAAGACCAATACATCCTTGACACTATATCTACTACTGTTGATAGTAAACTATCTTACATCAACAAACGTATCACTAATTACATCCTTGACAATGAGGCAATTAAAGCAATCGCTACTGCCGATGGTTGTAACAATGACTTGTTTGATGAGGAAGATACCTACCAAGGTGATGTGTTCTACCCTCAAGATGGTATTATATATAAATCCTGCGAAGACGGAGGAGTAAGCTACAACCCTTAATGGACACTACGGATATCAAAGTATTACTACTCAACACCTCTACGATGGCGATATCATTCTCCAACTTGGAGAACACGCTAAAGATATTACTGCTTTTAGCATCAATAGGTTACACTGCACAGAAGTGGTACTTTATGAATAAGCGTAATGGCGGAAGAAAGTAAATCCTTTATTAAGGAAAACTGGTCTATGTTGATATGGCTTGTTGCAGCAGTGTTTGCAGCAGGTGGAATCTACGCCGAGTTCTCATCACTTAAGATGGAGCTACATACTGTACACGAAAGGCTTGATAAAAAGATTATCGTAATCACTAATATAGAGGGAAGAATCTACTCTATTGAAAAACACATAGAGTACGAGAAGGGATACAAAGAGTCCCAAAAAGAAAAGAGGTAGACTAACGCCTACCCCTTCTTATTACAAGTACCTTTACAGGTACATTCTATTGGTGCATTCTCGCACCAACTTACTTTACCTTTGTTCTCTTGTCCACGGTTCTTACTGCGAAGTACCCGCCTATCACTGTTACGCTTACCAGCTCCCATAATCCAATCCATCTCTCGTTAACACTACTAATACCAAAGCCTTCAAAGAAGGTCATAAGCACCAGAAATATCATAACGGTTGCAAGGGTTAATGGTCTAACGTTTTTACTCAACCAAGAATCGGTAAGGCTATCGGCCTGCCAACGCTTGGTAATTTCTTCTTCTATGCTTTGACGCACAGCTTCTTTCTCTTCGGGTGTAGATACAAATCTATCTACCACATTGGCAACCGCTTCCACAGCTTCCTTCGCACCCCCTGTAAATAGTTTCGTTATTGGATTTCCCATAATTAGCTACCACACGCTTCGCACTCTGGATTATCAATGGAGCATTGAGCGTTATCGTTTTTCTCGTCATTAGTCATTTCGTCTACGAAGTCAGCGAACGAATCGCTTACATCAAAATCATTTTTCATTAGTAGGTCCAGATTACATCTTCAGCCTTGCTTGGGTCATCATCAACGTGTATAAAATTTTTTGCTACACCGATGCGATTAAATCCAGCTTGGAGAAGAGAATTAATAATTAGATATTTTTGTGTTGAGGTAGGAGCATAGATATCTACGGCTCTACCAACTGTGTGACTGCTTGAGGGTACGCCACCTACCTTTGCGTTATGAGCAGGACTTCTGTACCCACTTGTAATTTTAAATCCTATAGCTGCAAGCTCACGAGCTTTGGATAGTTTGTTTAGAAATGCTACATCCATATTCATATAGCTCCCTCTTTCATCGGGTGAGTCAAACTCGCTATACTCAAAGAACATATGGAATGCTCTTGTTAATCCTTCCATTATTTTACTTTTTTAATTTCCGATGTCCACGATGTGTAGCACACTGCTAATCGCTGGGATGTTTCTGGGTATTCATCCATCATTGATTCGTTACTCATACATCTATTCGTGAACTCTGGTCTCGTCTCCTTTAGATTGGGAACTGGTATCGGCATTGTCGTTAATATTAGAGTTAGAAAAAAGAGGCTCGTCCCAATAAAGGAAGAGCCAACCACTGTTATAATTTACATTTTTCTCTTTACTCATTAACTAACTTTCTATACGATAGCTCTGCGATAAAAGACGTATAAATAGCGTATAAGGGATTAACTTGAAGGTAAGCATACAAGAGTAGGCTACACCAGAATGAGAGGCACAGAACGCAGTTAAACGGCTTAAACGGCAATACTCTTTCCATTACCCAACCGTAAGGTTCAAAAATAAATAGGAATGCAAACATCAATCCTACAGAACTTACTAAAATCCAATCGTTATAAATCTCCATCATTACAATTTTTCACTTAAATAATTATCTTTTGTATAGCGCACTAATCTAATTTTCTTTTCTCCATCTTCTATAGACACTATATATCCTTTGATATTATGTCCATAAACATCACTATGGTTTAACGAAACTATTTTATTAGTCATCGTTGAGTATATAATACTAATAACAAGATTTGCAGCAGATTTACCACTTTGATAATAATGCAGGAATTTTTCACAAGTACGCATTACGGCAGAATCTATTAAGGCTTGCTTTAATTCCTTATTTCCATCGGTTACAAAAGCCGAACCAGAAATCTCAATAGCACGCTGTAGAATAAACGCACCAAGTTCTTCTGTTAGATATCCTTGTTCTACAGATTTAAATGCTTCCTCCTCAATTAGAGCCTTGTCGTATCTCGGCATATTCTTCCTCTACTTTATTTAGTATGGTAACAATAATAGCAAGATAGTCAGAAAGCTCATCTGGTCTTATGCCAAGCTCAAATCCCAATCTAACCAATGTGACTGGCTCACCGAAGTATACCAACTCGTCAATGACTCTGTATATATCAAGTATGAGATTTGCTTCTGCATCTGTTAAATCTTCGTAATGTTCTTCAAACAACATATTAGTAGGACGAGCGCAACCTATCAGCTTTATCTGGGTCAAGCTCTGCTATTAGTTCAATGTATTCCCTTTCTTTTCTGTAGGCATATTGAATCTCCTCTACTGTGGAGTCTATACCTATATTAGTAAACAGCCTTGCCATCTCGTAGAGGTATAGGTCAATCCCATTTCTAATTAATTTACAAGTCTGGTAGTTCTTCTGATTAATCATAACATCTTAATTTTACGATGAATGTGTCTTTCGGAAGGTCTTTGTCAATCTTGATGTTAAGCCTTTTGTAATACTTGTTACCATCGTCTTTAACCATACCCATACTAACGAGAGTATCCGAGAGAAATTTAGAAACGAGAATAACATTATCAACATCGTGCCGAGAATTGTAGCTAATATGAATTTCATAGCTTTCAAAAGTGAAGTAGTCAAACTTCTCAATCTCTTCCTTACATTTTTTAGAATACTCATCTTTATGTTTTTTACGAATAGCCCAATGCTTACCCGCGTAATAAGCGTTAAGACTTGGGGGTTTAGGTAAGTTAAGGTCTATCTCAATCATACGATTTGGATTTATCTATATGCAAAAACCCCACCACCTTGTCAACGAATTGTCGTTGGTTGAAGTGTGAGGTCTTCGGCATCCCTTTGGTTTCCCAAGAGGGTTCTTCAAGTGAAGCGAGGTTAAATGCGAATATGCCTTTAGGTGTTTGGCATATATATACTGGAATAGTATTGTGGCTTTCAGCTCTTGCGAGCAGCTTATCGTACTTGTATTTCTCTATGACTAAATCGTCATAATGCTTGTTGCGACACTTTAATTCTATGTCGCATTTGAGTTGTAAGGAGTAGCAATCGTGGTGTGAGTAATCCCCTTCCGACCAGTCAAGGTCGCTTATGTAATTTTGTTTTAGGTGTTCAAAGAGATTTTGCTCGTTATTCTTCCAACTCATTATTGTTATGTATGGCAATCTTTAACAGGATAAGGTATCCTATTAGGTCTTGCACAGTATCTTCGGTGGCATCGGTAATGCCCCTTGATTTGATACGCATAAGCTTATCATCTATACGAGCGCATAGACTATCCACAGCGTTTCCCTTTGAGAAGATACCTACGGGGTAAAGGGCTGAATCCCCGTAGGCAGCATTCTTCTCAAGGAGCAGGTCTGTTACCTCCTGCGATGTCTTTATAATTAAGTCTTTTGTACTAATCATTTGATACTAATATAGTTAATTATTTGGTAAGTTCTACTTCAAACTTATAAATTTTTTGTATACCCTTTGTTTCAATGACCATTCTACCGTTAGAAGGGTTAAGAAATATATAGTTCTCGGAATTACCAGTGTAGTCCGTTACATCCACTTTGAACTCCTTACCATTGATTAGCATCTTGTTCCATTCTAAAACTTCAACCTCCTTTGCGGAGGCTATGTTAAACTTTAGGTAGGCACGAATCATCTCGCACCAACTCTTTCTATATGCTTCTGACCAACTTTTCAAAATTCTAATTCCTCTTGTGAAGGTGTAGGCAATGCTACTTCTTCTGGTTCGTAATCGGGGTTCTGATATGCGTACACAGGATTGCCCTGCTTATCAACCTCATAGTATCTATTCTTAACCTTGTCGTAGTACATTGTTATCTTTCCTAACCTACCTACGATTTTAGGTTTAGCCTTAACAACTGTAATCTCAACTTGATTAGGTTCATAAGGTACGCCATCTAAATCCTCTAATCCAAATGGACAACGCCATATATTTATAACCATCATACCCTTACGGCTCCATTGCATACCACCTGCTATATCATTCATAGTAGGTTTATCTATATATGCTATACCACTACGATATTTAGGTTGTTGGTGTTTAGTGTGTACGGTAAGTAGTGTGTGATAATTGTTATCCGCACTATGCTTTCTGACTTTTGTAAGCACTTGACCAATAGCAATGTCATCACGAACACCTACGCTTATATCTGTTTTAATCTCTGTAAACGGGTCTATGAGACAGCCCTGTATCTTAACCCCAAAATCTTCTTCTATGTTTGTTACACAGTTGTAGAAACCTTCTACGGTAAGGTCTTGCAGACCACTATCTATAATATAGAAGTGTTCATTTATAAACTCAATAGCCCTTTGGCTCTCTTCATCTGTAGCCATAACCTTATCATTAACAAGGAACGGCTTACGCAGGTATACCCATAGGAACTCTGCGAATACTTCTGTTGGCGAACCTGTTTCTGGGGAGTATACAGCCCACTTCCAACCAGAGTATTGGGATAGGTTCATCATCATTTCAAATGCAAACTGCGACTTCCCTTGATGCGCTCCTGCATATATATAAGTGGTACTACCCAACTTCATTGAATACTTATCAAACAGAGAACTAAACCCTGTCCAAGCACCTTTTGTTACTCCGTTCTCGCGGAGTTCTGTTAGAGAATCTTTTAACTCTTCAGCCCTATAGATAAAATTTCTCGTTGTCATTCGCCAAATTCTTTAATGTAATCTTCTTCTTTATGTGAAAAGCTATTGCTTATTTCCTTACGATAGAACTCTTCTATGATATGGAAATCGTAAACGCTCTTACCTGTTGCTCCTACAAACGACATCATCTTTGCTATCATTATAGGATTTCTGTTTATGTGGTCTATTGACTTTGCTCTTGTAACAAACTGAAAGGGTCTGTCCTTTGTGCCGAAGTACATATTGGTATGACCATTACCACGCTTCTTTTTCCAAGTAAGCCTAACGCCTACATCATAAATCATTTGTCCTTCTGCTGCTTTTTCTTCTTCTGACATCCTAATCTTCTTTTCTTATTAGCAATCTTTTTTTTACGCTCGTCTTTTAATTTATCAAAGTATTCACGCTCCCAATTATCTTCGTGGGGTATGAATTTCATTTCTTTTTAGGTTTTATATTTTTAAGAATCTTATCATCAATAGTGAGGTGTGAAAAGTATATGTCTTTGTTGTTTCCGTACACATACTTCTTCCTGTCTTCTGATGTCATATCAATTAAAGCAAATAACTCTGTAAGCCTTCCCATTACTCTGCGTCTCCTATATTATTTAATGTCCCACACTCGCATATATGCAACTGATTGAATCCGATTACTATTGGTATCTGCTTATCACATCCACCACAGAAGTATTTATCGCTCATATTATTAATGGTTTTAGTTTAGTGTTCTCAATCTCGTACAATGGTGCTTTGTTTATAAAGTAGCTACCATCGTCTCTGTATCTCTTTTCTCCCTTTTCGTAGAAGTTGGACTCTGTAAGTAGTGTCTCCTTATCGGTGTATCCACATATCCAGAAGGTGTTTGTGGACTTATTTATACTGCAAAATATATATAGTTCACAGTCAAAATCCTTTTGATAACCAACGAAGTTGTTGACGTAATGGGGTTTAGGGTCAACACGTCTGCCCATTGTCTTTACATCTGCTTTACGCCCCATAAATATAAGGTCGTGTCCACCATCAAATCCATCTTCAAACTTTGGCGGAAGGTCGTTTAGAATACGAAACATATTCTCTCCTAACAAACCTACAAACTGCTCTGCTTTAGAGCCATTAGCATCAAAGCGGTGGCCCATAGAATGGTCTTGTAACCAGTCCCAAGTCTTTTCTTTTAGTGATTTAGGTATATCGTAGGATGTCATTACATTCTGATTAAGCGTAAGCGTCTTTGATACTTACGAATTAGTAGTGCGCTATTAGTCAATTGATTTTGCAAGTCATTGTTCCAACCAAACCTACTGGCGTGAAGGGATAGATTTACATTGTCTAACATAAGCATCTCCAAGTATTTCTCAACCTCGCGTATGTGTCTTCTCTTTCTGTTGTAGGACTTAATCATACTCAATACCATACTCTGTTAAGTCTCTTTCGCAAAGCTGAACTATGCGATTGTACAATTCTGATTTGACCTTTGTCTTTTTAGCGTTGGCTATTGCGTAACTGCGAATATCGCTAATCACTCTTTTGCTTCCGCTTGTTCTCTTTGACTTGTAGTTTGTTTTCATAATTTATTATCCTTTCTCAATTTATAAATTAGGTAGCCATTCCAAGCTAACACAAGCAAACAGGCTACAATATCTTCAAGTGTCATCTCTCTTTGGTGTTAAAGGTCGTGTTCTATGTTCTGTCTCTCAACATACCTGCGCCACATATTAGCAGCCCAAGCCTTTCTCTGCATCTTGTTAGGGTACACCTTTCTTAACCTCGCATTGGCTATGCGAAGGAACTGATTCATCTTATTCATAGTAATTGATTTTGGAGGGGAGGGGGGAATTGAACCCCCCTTTTATAACCTACTCCCCAGTAAAGCTATTTCCTTTTCCCCTTTAACGTTTTAGAACAAGTCGTCATCTTGTGCATTAGTTGCAGCAGCTCCTTTGAAATCCATCGTAGGAATCTCTGCATAAAAACCACCGTCTTTTTTAGACTTGAGGTCAATGTTTACCCAACCTCTATCATTGAGGTTAGCCTTTAGTGTTTCAAGGTCTGAAGCTTTCAGCCCAAGATTGATAATCTGTCCGTACTTCGTGGTCTTTACACGCGTACTTCCTACAAATTTCTTTTCAGTCATCTTAATAGATATTTAGTTAATAAAAAGAATTACTCTACGACCAGTTTGGAGAGGTGGTCTACTCTTTGTTTCATTCTACTTATCTCAATTTCCACATCTGATAGACGTTGTTCAACGCCATTGTCGCTGCTGTGGACTTGCTCTATCGCATTTGTCAAACGATTGTACATACCCTCATAGTCTGGATTTTTTTGAAGGTACTCGTTATGGTTTGCCGTGCAGTAGTTAGCTGCCATCTCTGCTGTAATCTTCAATACACTTGCGATGTTCTTCATCGTGTAATGTGAATCACGGAGGACTCTTGCTATCAACGCTCTGGTTCTCACTACGATAGGAAACCTACGACCAGTGTAGAAATGCTCTTTATCTACTCCTGTTACGTCTACTGCATTGAGTACCACCATCTTTTCAAAGTGGTTACAGTTCTCCAACCATTGCGCTGTAAGGTCTGAATTGCTCATTTAAAAATCTTTTTTCGTAAACATTAATACTTGTATTCAACTCTACTTCTCCCCAGTGTAGGAAGTCATCAGAGGCTTTAAATATACCCACCTCATATGGGAATACCTTTTCCACTACGAGGAAATAGAAATCGTCCATTCCAAAGATAGTCTTGTAGAGATAGGCTTGTTGATTGTACAGCATAAATCTCGCTGACTTCTTAAAATCCTCAAGTGATTTAGCGGTGGTCTTTAGGTCTACGATATAGTTCTTCTCGCCATCAAACACTATTGCATCAGCTTTACCTTTTACTGCAATCTCGTTTCCGCTTTCCGTTACAAATGTTTTTATACCTGCAACTTCGGGCTTGGCTTCTATGCCCATAATATCGTTTACCTCTGGAACTTTAAGCAGCTTATCGTACATACCATAGACTAAATCATAATCCTTTTCGGGCAGCACAAGTTTACCTTCGTGTTCCATCTTAAACTCTTTATAGGCGTTGCCTCTACGAGTTCCTTCCCATCTTACAGCTACTTCTTTATCCTCAAGGAATAGAGCGTGTAGTGCAGTACCTACATCAAAGAATGAAGTAGAAGGGTAGCTCCACTTACCTTGTTTCCAAAGGTGGAACTTTGTTGGTGATTGGCGCAGGAGTTTGAAGGCACTATTGGACATATAAGATTTGTCCGAGTAGTACGCTTCATCGTCCTTGAATCTTTCTAAATCAGTCATTACGCAAGAATCTCATTACGCTGTGCTGCTGTTAGCTCGTACTTATCCAGTGCTTTAACTACTGCATCTTTCTTACCATCTTTAACAGCCTTAACCATCTTTGATTTGATTTCATCAGTAAGTTCTAATAGACTCACTTTAGCAGTTGCCTTAACCGCATCTTTAGGTTTACTTCCTTGTTTTGAGATAGCCATTGAAACCTCGTTTGAACTCGCAATAGAAGTATCAATCCCAATACCAAGATTAGCCAATGCACGGCCCCAAGCACTTGTTTCACAGTTTTCCACATAGCTTGTTTTGTTTATGTAGCTACTGGACTTATCCTCTTGAGCAAAACCTGTGGCTACTATATCTCCTTTATCGTTGAGTACAGAAGCCTTGATTACACAAGAAGCCTCATCTAAATGATATACGTCAGAGGTCAGAGACCAACCTTCGTATTGTCCGCTTTCACGGAAGTATTTGATTCTTTGATTAACCTCAACATATTCTTTTCCTTTGATGTTGGTGGTCTTAAACTGATAACGACTCATATATAAACTTTAATTAGTTACTAAAATTGTTTGAAGGGGGAGCAGTGCGTTGCACTATTTAAAACCAAAACCAATAGAAAAACTCCCCCTCCTACTTAAACAATGTAAACAAAAGTACAACTTTGTCTATTCAAATATAGATAAAATTATATAATAACTACCACGCAACACCAGAAATTTTTGTTTTTAATGCAGAAATCTCACTATTAACTTGCTTTGACTGCTTCTTTAGAGATTCATTCTCAAGGGTTAAGCGGTTGTTAGTGCTTATCAACTCTCTGTTTTGTCTTGCCAATTTCATAAGGCGTTCCCGTACAGCCTTGTTACGCTCCATAAACTCATCGTAGGTGTGTTCCTCCAGTAAGCTATAAGGCAGCATCGTCTTGGCTACGATATTGTCTATCTGATAGTACACAGATTTGTAGTCCCTATCAAATTTGTAATTCATCTCGTGTTGTTTACAAGCGTGGATTACTGTGGCGTGGTCTTTACCTAATACCGTTCCGATAGCATCAAGAGACATCGTAGAGTATTTACGCATCGCTACTAAAAAGCTATGGCGGTGTATGACATACTCACGCTTTCTTGATTTCAATGGTATCTCTTTATACTTTGTGATTTTAGCCCACACATCTGCGGCTAACTTCTTTTGCGACAGGTCTAAAAAATCTTTCTCTTTCATAGTATACTTCTGTATAAATACCCTTATATCAGTAGGGTATATTAGTATTCTTCTATTATATTTCTAATATAGAATATATCTTAAAGATATATTCTTATATATTACTATTATATTACTTCTAATAGATATATATTACTAATATAAGTAATATATTACTACGGGTGTTTAGGGAATTAAATCCCCAGTGGGTAGTCCTCATTCTCTGGTATGGTTATGTCCCAAGAGATTTCATTTAAGGTATCTGCGGAGGCGTTTAAGCCACCTTCTATCCACTTGTAGTATTGGTAGTCATCATCAACGAATAAGCCTCTTAAATCCGTTGTGTCATAAATCACTCTCATAACGCTTTAATATGTTGGTTAATCTTTCTACTTCTGTTTTATAGTCCTCACGCTGTGCGATAACCATTCTGTGTTTCTCTCTCGCTTTGTCTATCTTCCCCAATAATTCAGAGATTTCCGTTATACGGCTTTCATAAGCGTAATAGAACCTATCTAATGAACCAATCAACTTGGCCACCTCTCTGCTGTCCTCCAAGAGTTTAGCTATCTCAATAAACTCGTTAATGATATAGCCCAACTCTTTAAGGTCGTTAGCAAATAATAATCTGTGTAGGTTATCTGACATCTATCCGATTTCTTCTATCTCTTTCTGTACGTTGGTATATTCTTCAAAGTCAATGCTCTTAACTTCAACATCTGTAAACTCTCCGTCCCAAACGTAATCTACGATGAGGTCTTTCAATGGAATACTGGTTCTTTCATTCATATTAATTTTTACCTTGATGGTAGCCTCTACATAAATGTCGGCTGTCTCTACTTCATAATAACTTCTATCACTCATCTTTATATAATGTTTTTTGAATAAAATCTTTAACGCCCTCTGCATCTGTATCTAACAGGTAGTAACCGAGTATATCTGCAAATAGATTATCGTCTACCTTATCGTAGTTCCAAGCGCAGACAATGGCTATATCTACCTTGCTCACAACGCCACGTCCATCGTTGCGTCTCCAAGACTTTAGAACCTTTTTAAATTCTTCTACTGTCCACATTACCCTACCATTTTTTCGTTCATATACGCATCGTAGCTTTCTGCACAGGACTGAAAAGCATCTTCCTTTAGGTTCTGTACCAACCACTCAATCTCATCGTAGGGGCATTGCCAATGATTCATAATCTGTTCGGCATACCATATTGCTATATCTTCTTTCCTTTTCATATCAAATCAATTTTCTAATTAAACCAAAGGCTTTAAGCTGCTTAACAGAGTCTGGAATTATCTGCATATAACGCTTACGGTTAATATCATAGATAGTCCAATTTTCTGCCTTGTTGCAGTTCACTCCTCCTTTAACGTGCTTGGCTACACCAAACCTCCCATTAAACTTACTCACGCTTCCATCTTTCTTTGTGAACTCACCACCGAAGATTACTCCTGTGGATTTTAATTCACTCACGATACGCGATAATGATTCTTTGTCTGTAAGGACAACGGTGTTGTCTCCTTCTTGATAGATTGTCTTGCCCATTTTATAATTCTTTAGCATTATTAATTCCTTCCCAGATACTCTCCCACGCTCCCTCGTAAGCTGTAAAGGTCTTTAAGACCTCGTTGGTACTTCCGTGATACACGGTGATGGTTGCGCCTCTTAAATCAATTCTAATTGATGCTGCGCCTTTCTCTTTAGTTCTCATATCATTTTGGTTTTAGTGGTTGAACACTTCAAATGTAATGAACATATTTGTTAATATCCTAATTTATACAAAAGAAATACTGAAAAAACTTTTACATTAATTCTGGAAGCCCCAATTCCACAGGGATTTTCGTTACAGAAAAAGTCCCCAATTTTTTGACAGCTTCGCGTTTCCAAGTAAAACGAGTACCTTTTATCCGCCAAAGCACCCGTAACGGTTTGACGACCAAAATCGCCTCCGTGAGTATTTAATACCAGTATTTTATACCTATGAATAGGTGTTTATACCTAAAATGAGTGTTTAATACTACGCTTTGAGTGTTTAAACTCAATTTGCCCAATTAATGAGCAAAACCCTTGCACAATAGAAAAAGCCGCCATAAATTGCGAGTGCAAACGAGCGACAAACGCCCGTTATCATTAAAACCAAAAGCAATGAAAAACACAGTTTACCAAGTAATCGTTGGGGGGATAATTGATTTTGAATCCCTTGAATACCAAGAAGCTAAAAACTGGATTAAGTATTTAAAAACTATGGGTTACGAATATAAGTTCACTACAAGAGGTAGAGACGAGTCCGAGTACTAAAAACCGCACTAATAAAATAATAACCAGCCCCCGCAAGGGGGCACAATACCTTAAACAATGAAGTTTAACGAACTAAAATTTGCAACCCGTGATAACGGGAGCATACAGGCAAAAGAAAATTTTTATAACGGCTATTCTGTTAGTGTCGTAGCGGGACAATTTATGTACAGTATACCGCGTGAGAATAACACAAGCCCCGATTTTTTTACCGCTTTTGAAGTGGCTGTATTCAACGAGGAAGGCGAGTTCTGCACGAGAAAATTTGCGGATATCAATGACGACGTTATCGGATATGCAGACCGCAAAGAAATAGAATTTTTAATGTGTTGCGTAGAAAATAAGTTATGAAAAAAGCAATTTATAAAACCCTTGAAAGGTTCAACGATGACAACAGCGGCACAATTGAGGCCCTTGTATTATTCTTTTTATTAACTGCAACGGCTGCGGCCCTTGTTAAATAATTTAAACAAATGGAAACAATAAAAGCACAACTTAAAGAAGCGGCACAAATTACAATAAACTGGAAGCACCGAATAGAAAAGGCGCACGGGTTCCAGAAGCAACTAACAGCCGTTTATATTGAAGAGGGTAAAATTCGCGAGGCTATAACTTTGCGAACCTATGCAAATTCCACATTTAAAACGTGGACCGCCTGCATATGGTTGCACTGTGGAACCTATGACGGGGCGAGCGGTAAGGCTACAGGATACGGATATTGTAAAGAGTCAGCCGCAGCCGCTGAAGCACTCGTAAACGTTGGATTTGCCTTTAATGAGCGAATAGGGGGCGGAATAGGGATGCACACGATACAAGACGCCCTAAAAGCAGCAGCAGAGAATCTAACAGGTAAGCCCTGCCAAATACTAACAGCCCACGCCTAAAACTTATAAAAATGAAACTAAAATCAAACTTTGACGGCAGCCTATATATTGAGACGAAATTAGGCCACGAACGCCCGCACGTTATACACTGCAGTGAATCGCTGTATGAAATCAAGCAAGACAGCGCAGCCCCTTATTTAGTCGCGGAGGAAGCGGGTAATTTTGCAAGGCTGCACCTGCTTACCAGTTGGAGCGAAGACGAAGCACTTCAAGACGTTGCAACCTATTTGCAAGAAGAGGAAGAAACAGAAGAGCCGCACTTAATCGCAGTATTTAAACTAAACTTTTGAAACGATGAAAAACAAAAAACAAATAACCCTAACCAATTTAAAAGAGGCGTATACAGGTAACACCTTCATTTATGGCCGTTTTGCTTTACAAGCTTACCAAGACCTAAAAAGTAAGTATAACGAAACACCGCCCGAAGACTGGGAGCGGGTAAGTATTGAAGCCGTTCAAACTTTTGACCATTTGCGCAGCTTATTAACACGGGCCGAATATCTGGAAAGGCGGAGCGATATAAACAACGTGTTAGAGTCTGAAAACATAGATATCAAACTGGAACGCCACCAATACGCGCCAGAGATGAACAAAGCACATTTTTATTTAATAGTAAACAAGGCGCACCAAAAAGTAGGAATAATACCCGCGCCACAATGCACCACAATAGGCGAAGCAGTGGAAGCCCTCACAGGTACACAACTCAAAAATCTTTGTTTATATGTTTGATGCACTCACAACGAAAGCGGCAAAGGTGCAAACGTCCCCAAAAGGGCGGCACTACATAAAAGCAGGTTCACGCGTGTATCTGCCAACGCTAAACAATTACAGCAGCTTAAAAGACGGAAAAACCTATATTTTCAACGAGGATAAAAGCAAAGTTAAACGGCTGCTCAACTGGATATAAAACCAGAACAGGAAATAAAATAGGGGTATCCATTGGATACCCTTTTTTTATGCGCTGTAGTAATAAGGGGGAAAGTTAATAGGGTTATAAGGGCCAGAGGTTACGCCCCCCGCCAACCTTTACGCAATACAGGGCGCAAAAAGGGGTATTAAGGGGGTACGGAAGGACTGACCGACGAGGAGAGGGGAAGTATATACTTACACCTAACTCCCTGCGGGGAAAATGGGGGGCGGGGAGTTGCTATATGCCAACATCTATTACATCCCCTCTAAAAGAATTAAACACTTTCTACTATACATTGGTATCACTTTATACAGAAACGCTCTTAAACATCTTCTAAACACCCTTAAAAGAGCTATAGGCATTAGCCATTGCTGAAGGGAAATACATCTATGCCAATACATAGGGTAGCATTATATCCTATGGGTATATGTAGTAGTGTACTAATATAGTAGACCTCTTTATTAGAGGTCTACTAATATATTAGTAATATATACAAGTAATATATTAGTATACTACGCGTGAGAAAATAATATGCTTAATGAATTGAAATATCATTCACTAATTGTATATTAGTGTAAACGATAAGATTGTTATGACACAGAAAGAGTTAATGTTAGCTTTAGCAGGTGGTGGTCTACCGAAGAATGATGTGAAGAAGGAGATGTTTAAGTTCTATAATTCTATGGTGGGCAAGAGCAAGTATTTTGGTAAGCAGGAGAATCCAAAGACTGCTTGCGGCAGTTGTATCCAGAGAGTGAAGACTTCTATTTGGAAATGGTATCATAGTGATGAGAAAGCACCAACCTATAGTGAGTTGGAGTTTATGGGAAGGTTGGGCGCACATAACATACCCTTATACAAAGTTGTGAAGTAATGGCAAGTGTTAGAGACAAGAATGGTAATGTAGTTAGGGGGCTTGGTTCAGAGCTTACTGATATGCAGAGTGAGTTTATTGATAAGGTAAAGAAGTATGGCTTTGAGGAGGCTGCAAAGATAGCTACCGAGATGAAGTATACGAACTACTACCGAGACAGGAGAACTATCGGCACAGCGTTCTATAATGAGCTTATGAAGATTGTAGCATCCGAGGGTATGCAGATAGAGGCAGCCAAGGGTTCTAACATTAGGGCTTTGATTAATATCAGAGACAAAGCACTTCGTGCAGGAGATGATAAAGCTGCTATGGAGGCTATAAAGATTCTCAACGATATGCAAGGGTATAAAGCACCTACGAAGGTGCAGCAGACCAAGATAGATGTCAAGGCTACTATTGACCTTACGGCGAGTAGTGAAGATGATGATATGGACTATATTGATATTTAATGGAGATTAAGCTATACAACCCTACACAACCTCAAAAGGACTTCTTAAACATCATCTATGAGGATAAGCCTTTTATTACATTAGCGGCTATGGGTAGGCAGACAGGTAAGACCTATGCGATGATGAACGATGCTGTAATGCGGGCATTGAATAACAATAAGCATAGGATGTTCTGGGTATCGCCTATACAGGACCAAGCCAATAAGGTGATGAAGGACATAGAGAGTATGTTTAGCAACCACCAAGAGTTGTTTAGTCAGATTATAACAAGGTTTGATAGGAAGCACAATGAGATATACTTCTACAACGGCAGTTTTATTAAGTTCCGCTCCTCTGAAGCGGGGGATAACCTTCGTGGTGCTACATTAGATTTTATCTATATTGATGAGGGTGCTTTTATCAAAGAGGCATTTATCAATGAGGTGTTACTGCCTATGGTTACAAGGACTAACGGTAGGGTAGTAATGTCTTCTACTTTTAACGGTAAGAACTGGTATTGGGACTGGTATCAGAGGGGATTGCAGGAAGAGGACTGGGGGCAGATAAAGAGCATCAAAAGAACATACCTTGACTTAAATGACCAAAAGGTGGAGGAGACTGTATTAGGGATTAGGAAGTCTATGACTAAAGCACAGTTTGACCAAGAGTTTCTATGTAGACCCGTGAGTGCTGATGCGTTATTCTCCAATATTGAGGAAGCTGTTGTTAAAGAAGTAACAGAGCAGTACGATAGGCTGTATATCGGAATGGATATTGGTGTGGCGCAGGATTATACTGTGCTTACTGCGATGACTCAAGACTACGAGGTGATAGATGTTGATAGGTTCAACTTCAAGGAACAGGGTATGGACTCTACGGAGTTTAAACAACGTATAAAGGACTTTTACCTTAAACACTTTGATAGCCTCGCAGCAGCATACTTTGAAGTCAATAACAACGATTTACTCTTTGATGAGATTACGGATGACGATAGGATGTATAAACTTATACCCTTTCAGACCACAAGTAAGAGTAAGCCAGAGATTATAAGGAATTTAATTAAGCTGTTTGAGGATGGTAAGATTAAAATACCAGAATACGATGTATTGGTAAAAGAATTGTACGATTACAAGAGTAAAAGAAACCCAATAACAGGAAACTTACAGTTTTCTAATACCGATGGCAAGCACGATGACTGTGTAATGAGTTTAGCTATTGCCGCTTATTGCACGACAGAAGAGCAGGACGGAGGTATAACAATGTTTTTGTAATGGATTTTAAGAACCATATAGAGCTTATAAAGCATTTAAAGAAGTCCGATGACATCATAGCATTCTTGGATAATTTTAGGGGCGTAGAGAAGCTTAAAGTATCCCGCTCTATAAAAGAGGATTATCCTTTGAAGCCTAAAAATACTATTTCGCAAGAAATGAAGGACAGGTTTAGCATATGCACTTCCATAAACGACCTTGTATTAGGACAGTTTATAATGATTGAGCAGATAATCACAGGTAAAACAAGTTTGCAAGAGTACCAAATAGATTTAGAGATATTCAAACTAATACTACGTCCTAAACACCACACCTCTTTTGATAACGAAAATCCAGAGGATGAGAAAAATAATGAGTATAAAATACTAAACACAGAAACTTTAGACCTCTACGGTGTTATGAATCTATTCTTGGAGAACAGAAACAAGGTATTGTTCAAGGACTTTGCAGGGGTATTCTACGATTTAAAAGAAGACGACGAAGAGCAAGAGGAAGAAGAGAAAGGAGAGAAGACTTCGGAGATGCTTTTTCAAAGTCAGTGGTATTGGTACTCTATAGTGCGAATGTTAGCACAAGAAGACATACGAAGGTATGCAGAGATATATATGCTCCCTATGGGAAGCGTGCTACCCGAAATGTCATACCTCGCGCAGAAGAATAAGATAGATGATGCGAACAGAAGACAATCAGAGGCACTCCGTAAATTGTAAATTAAGAAAAGACCGCTGTGAACGATTTAACCACTATATACGAGTTGTTTGAGCAATTTGGAACTAATCATTCTATGGTTAGCGAATTTAAGCTGCTCAACTCATTAGACGATTTAGAGAACATACAAATCAATCATAGAGGATTGTTCATTGCATTAGAGGATGCTAACATCTCAAGAGATGGTGGCAGCCCTATATACGATGTCAACTTCAATATAGTCATTGTAGACAAGGTAGCTGTAGACCAACCCTTGGCACTTATAAACTCTAATCAAGAGAATTTATTCGTTATGGGTCAGTTACAAGACTACTTCATACAAAACCTTGATGGGGAGCAAAGCTTCCAAGAGGTTAGTATGAGAGGCTTTTCTTCAGAAGACTACAACATAACAGCTTCAGTTAGTAATGCTACATTCGTTGTAGGAAGAAATCCGTACTTGAGAGACATTGACATTTAATGGCTGTTAATGTAAATAGAATGAAAAACCCCCGTGCCGCTAAACAACAGCAGCAAGGGTCTTTGCGTTTCTATATACAACAGGAGCTTGCGAAAGCAAAGGTTATAAAGAAATTAAAAATGAATCTTACGGGTACTGCTATAGACGGCAATCCGTATATTCATAAGGCTACTGGCAATCTTGAGAAAAGTATTAAGCCTAATACAGACGGTCAAAAGATTTGGGGAAAGAATATAACCTCAAAAATAAAGGTTGACGCTTATTTGGGTTTAGGTATAGGTATTGAACAGGTTTCCGTTCGTATTGATATGGCAGAGTATGGCGATACTCTTGATAAAGGTGGTAAGCCAGATGTGGTTAATCAAAACGATATATACCGATGGGTATTAGCCAAGGCAAATAGATACCCTACGGGTCAATGGTTCTATAGAGGGGGTAACATAAGTGGAGGCGAGATGACAACAAGCGCAGCTTGGAACATATCATACCACGTTACAAAAAAGATTAGTTCAGTTGGAGTTAGAGAAACGGGTTGGTTGGGATTCCTTAAAGGGAAGAATGGACTTAACGGGGCTTTGCAAAGAGCCTTCACCCGTTATTTAAATGATTACGATGATTACACCTATGGAACGGTAATCAATAAGTTAGACAAAATGTTAAGCAAGCTATAAAATGGCAGAACAAAGTAATAGAATACAGTTTCTACAAGATGCGCTACGCAAATTAGCGAAAGCTGTAAGAGAGGTATCGGGAGGTTTAATTGACCTTGATAAGACTATCTCTAAAATAACGGGCAGTACAAAAAAACTTGAGAAAGAAGTAGATAAGGCTTCGGCTAAAACTAAAAAGTACAAAGACAACTTAAAAGAGGCTAATAAAGAGCAAAAGAAGTTCGGTAAAAACACTGATGACAACAATAAGAAGTCAAAAGGGTTTGGAGCAACGATGCTCAAGAATATTAAAACCATTATATCTTTCTATAGTGGTTACTTACTCCTTAATGGAGCTTTAAGACTTGCACAGACTTTTACAGTAGGTGCTGTAAAGAGATTTGCAGAATTAGAGTCAGCTACTGCCAGAGTAGGTGCTGTTACAAATTCCACTAAAGAAGAGCTTGAATCATTAAAAAACAATACCCTTGATGTAGCGGGTGCTACGACATTTACGGCTGTAGAAATTGCAGGTCTTCAAACAGAACTTGGTAAACTTGGTTTCTCTGTAGACGAAATACAACAGTCTACACTTGCGATAGCTAACGCAGCACAAGCATTAGGTGTTGGCCTATCTGATATTGCACAGAAAGTTGGTGTTACCATTCGTGCCTTTAACCTTGACGCTTCACAAGCGGCCTCTGTAGCGGATACACTTACCTCTGCAATTAACGGCTCTGCATTATCGTTTGAGTCTTTTGGGACTTCAATTGCCTATGTTGCTCCTATTGCAGGGCAGTTAGGCATCACATTCCAAGAAACGGCAGCAGCAATGGGTGTTCTTGCAGACAGTGGTTTCCAAGCATCTCGTATTGGTACAGGTCTTCGTAAGATTTTACTTGAGGTAGGACAATCGGGAGACAGCTTAAAAGAAACCTTAACAAACCTAAAAGATGAGCAGCTATCCTTAAACGACATTACTGAAATATTCGGTAAGACTGCTGTTGCACAAGCTACTGTACTTGTTAATAATATTGATAAACTTGAGGAATACACTGGTAAATTTGGTGAATTAGGAGCTGCTACTCAAGCTTCGGCAAAACAAGTGGATACATTAGAGGGTAAGATTAAATTACTAAACTCCGCGTTTGATGCGTTCTTAACTAACCTTGGAGATGTATCAACAATTGGAGGTACTATATTTAATAACCTGTTTAATTTTATATTGCCCGATGCAGTTGAAAATCAATTAGCTGCCTATAAACAATTAAAGGACAATGATTTCTTCTCTTTACTTCAAGACAGTGCCGCATCTGCCGCTGAAAACATTGTTAAGTCTGGAGCTTCAACAGAAGAGGAGCTAAAGAGAATAGTAAGGGAAACCTTGGCCGCAAGAGGAAAAATTGCATTTGGAGAAAAAGAGCAGTTGTTGAGCGGTAAAAAGGTAATAGCCTTATCTGAAGAAACTACTAAAACCTATAATGGTTTAATAGAGCAAACAAGAAAATTCATAGAGTCAAGAAAAGATGAAATATTAGCTACAGAGGGACAAGAGAGGGCTATACTCCGATTAACTGAAGCAGGAGAAAAACTTTTAGACTCCAAAAGAAATGAAGTAATAAATCAGAAGCAAGCTTTAGAGGCTAACAGACTTGCTGGTATAGAGTATGAAAACCTTGGCTTACAGATAGACGATGCTAAAAACAGCTTGGAAAGTTTAACTAAAGGTTCTGATGAGTATAAGAGAACAGTCGCCGAAATAGGAAGGTTAGAAACGCTTCAGCAGCAAATCGCAGATTTTCAGTTTGATGATGCTGATATACAGGCTATTGTAACCAATCTGTATAAAGCAATGGCCTCACTTTCCACTACTGGCGAAGCAAAAGGATACATAAAAGAATTTGCTAAAAAGCTAACAAAGGATGTTGCAGATATTTTAGAGGACTCCGATGAAGCACTACAATTAGCACCTGTATTTCCTCCAGAATCCATAGAGGAGGCAAGGACATTCTTTCAGAAACTTGGTGATGAAGCAGCTTATTCTCTCCTTCAACTTGGAGAACAGCTCGCTCAAGAAGGTGCTGATATGACTAATGAAATATATCAAAACATAGCAGATGAGCGTTTGAAGCAACTTCAGAATGAATTGGACGCAGAAATTGACTTAATAAAAAATAGATACGAAACAGAAGAAGACATATTAAAGTCTCAACTTGACAATCAATTAATTACAGAGTCTCAATTTAGACAAAAGCAAAAAGAATTAAGACAAGCTCAAGTAGCTGAAGAGAACAGTATAGAAAGACAAAGTTTTAACGCGGAGAAAAAGCAAGACTTAAATAACGCTAAAGCTGATTATCTTGCTGCTCTTGCACAATCATTTATTAATGAGGTGCTTGCTAAAACTCCATTCCCATTTAACTTTACCAACGCATTAATAACATCTGGAGCTTCGGCAATATCTTATGCAGGACAAGTTGCGGCTATTAATCAGCGTCAGTTTGTTCCTAAAAAGTTTGCTGAAGGGGGTATGGTAAATGGGCCTTCTCACTCGGAAGGCGGTGTGCCATTTTCTGTACAAGGTCAAGGTGGATACGAAATGGAAGGTGGAGAGTTTATTGTAAACAAAAGAGCTTCTCATATGCATAGAGATTTACTTGAGCGTATAAACAACTCTTATAAGGTGAGACCATTACAAGGGAAGCATAAGTTTGCTACAGGTGGTTTAGTGGGAATAGAAGCTAATGAAAGTGTAGATTACCTAAAGGCTATTGCAGAGGCTACGACCTCAACAGCTATAGGCGTAAGTAAGCCTGTAAGAGCTTATGTTGCAGACAAAGACTTGCGTGGTAACGCTACAGAACGTAGAATTAGAGATAGAAACGACAGAATATAATGGCTGATTTAGTATTCAAACAAGGCATTGCAGCACAATACAATGCTATAGCTTTAGATAAAACAAGCGATAACACTTTAGAGGAAATATCTCCCACAGGTAATTACCAAGCAAGAGACGTTGTTAAAATCGTGTATACCGATGTGTATGAGAAAGCTGTTTATGGGGTTTGCACAAATCCAGTTACGGGGGAGTTTACATTTGATGAGAATATCTATCCTGTGGGACCTTCGGGAATAACAGCTACTATATTTAAATACAACACCACGGATGTATACGAAACAAGTATTTATAGAATAGGTGTGGATGTAGAGAACGGATTGTACTCAAAGGCTTATAATCAATACACATCAAACATATCTTATTCTCTTATCATACCTGTTAAAAGAGACGCATACTTTGGTGGAGCATCAACTGTAATAACATCTTCAGATGTTGCGTTTGCAGACCTATGTGATAGCAAGGCGTATGGTGTAGGATTATCAGATATATCTTTAGATACACTAAACAACAAGTTTAAGTCTTCATTAGAATTTAATATCGCAACTCGTTAATATGGAGTTTAAGTTAGAGATTAGCAGGACCAATTTAGCAAACAGCTATTATGATGTTGACCTGTTTCCAGAGCAGCAATTGGAGTATGATTTAGATTTCTACGATAGCGTAGAGATTGATAAGGTTAAGCTACCTTTCTATACTAAACTTCGTATACCGCTAACAACTAACAATAAAGCATCTAATAGATTTGACTTTGAGCCTATAACATCTCCTGCATTAGACTTCCCAAAGGATGATTTCTACTTTAAGATTACAGTATACGGAAGCAGCTCAACAGAGATAGCGGGTATACTCAATGTTGTTTCTTTTGAATACAATTCAGCACAATCTTATATTGAGGTAGAATTAAAAGACTACCTGTCAAAGTATCTTGCTCAAGTTAAGGACACTAAACTTGGTGAGCTATATACGGACAACTATTACACAACACGACACACTTTTCAAGATTTTAAAAAGCTTGTTGCTTTCGGTGGTGAAGCAGGAACAAGAGGAGTAAACCCAGACTATACTCGTCCTATCTCGTTCCCATACATTGACTTTTGTAATGATGTAGATGGTAAGTTCGGATATGGCGCAAGGCAGTTCCTTGAGTACGGAACAGGTATTGATAGAACAGGTATTATGCCTGTGTTCTCTGTAAAGGGCTTTTTACAATATTTAACAGCATACATAAGCTCTGCTGCCTTCCCACTTCGGGTAGACTCAAAGTTATTTGAGTTAGGGGACTATGCTTCCACCCCAGCATTCGCTGATTTTGAAGCGGAGAAGTTGCATATGGTTATACCATCACAGCTTCTTGCAAAAGAGGATGTAAACAGAAGAAACTTCTTTGTTAGACAAGCACCTGCTTGGTCTGGAACTAATCAGTCCTTGAACTCCTGTGAAGACCTTAATGGCAATACAAAGCTCATACACACCCAGTGGTTTGGTAATATGGAAACTGCGGGTAACTACGGGACTGATGCTGAAGGCAATCCATTATATGACACTCAAGACTGGGGAGCTGAAAAAAGAATGGGTTTCTACCCTGCTGATTTAGATGACCAAGGGGATTATTTCTTTGATGGTATACGAGGCTTCTTTTGTCCTAAAGTATCTTTTAATGCGGATATAAGACTGAACTCTGGTGCAACATCCTTGACTATAGAAAGACCAAAATTAGAGATACCTATAGCTGGTGAAGACGGTCTCGTTCAAGGCATTATAATAAATTCACCTTCTGATATGAGATTCAAAGTATACATAGGTGTATACGAGGATGGGTTTATGGCAAAGAAAATAGCTTTGCGAGACTCACAGGGTGATGAACTGATTTTAGATATGAGTAATGTTATGTCTGTTCAGCAAGGTAATTCAAACAAAAACAATAATCAAGGACCTTTTGACTATTTTGAATGTGACGATAGTACAACAGGTGGCACAGGCGCAATATTTTATCACGGTTCTATTTTTAATGACACCTTGTTATTTGAGGACATCACGGCATATATGCCTCAAGACCAAGAGATGTTTATTAATGGTGGAAGTAGATATGGTGTAAACTATTTTATTGAGCCTCTTGACGGTAGTCTTCAAATTAATTATGCGACAAGTTATAGCGGTAACAATCCCGCTGAAGCAGATGCGTTCAACTTGGCTTTATTTAGCGTAGGTCAATTAAGAAAACTTGTAACAAGAATAGACAATTATGGTGAGCTTAATATAAAGTTCAATTCTAATGCTGATACTCTTTTGTACAAACTTACAGATGAGTTTATAATTAGCGATTCTATAAACCAAACCTGTCCATTAAATGTATCTGAAATACTCACTGCTCTTCTAAAAAGATTTGACTGTGGGTTGTTCTATGAGTTTGATGACTCTGACCCCGACCCTTCGCTACACACTCACGTTCTTCGTGTAGACCCTCTCTCAATTGTAAGAACGGGTAGCCAAAATATAAACAGTCTAATAGACGATTTAAAGTCTGTAAGGATTAGTAATGGAGGAGATAAGGTAAAGTTGCTTGAGATAAACAATAAAGACTATAATCTATACTTTGACGATTTAAATAACGATGGTATAACTACAGGTTCTACTTTACAGGAGATTAATCCAGAAGGTATCGTAGAGATTAAGTTTGACCTCAAGTCTTCTATATACTATCGTTCTGTTTGTGGTGATGATGCTTCAGATATGGATGGTAATCAAAACTTTCAGAACGGAGCTTTCAGCGAGAAAGAACTTGGGTTCACAGCAAACATATTTACGAAGAACAAAGATGTAGGTTTAAGATTTGCGTATTTAGACAAACCTTTATTTGCAAGCAATCTAAAGAAGCCTTTCATTAAGCTAAAGGGTAATGACCAGAGCGGTCAAATGATTACAGAAACAGAGCGTATATACATAGACGTTTCTACACAACACACCTTTAACGGAAGATTATTTCCCTACAACACAGCGGGGTGGAGCCTTATGTTTGAAGATGAAGATGGTGATACAACGGATACATATGACAATATTTTTGCTACTTCTGAAAAGATACTACAGAGTGAGAATCCTCGCATAGAGTTTGATATGGTTGTGCCTACCTCTAACCTCGCTTCATTAGACTTCTTCTTACAGACCTTAACGGCTACAAGAATAACCTCTGGTGGAATCCTCGTTAAGAGCGCAAGCGGTGAAGTGTACGATGATTTTGCTTACATTACTATAGAAGGGATATTACAATAATTGTAAATTAATTTGATGGCTACATACAACGACTACCCACAATCTGCTACTAACAACGCCAAGAAAGTTCTTGAGTGGAAGAAGAAGTACGGAAAAGAAGTTAAGGGAATGACTTCTGTAGGCTGGACTCGTGCCAACCAATTAGCATCAAAAAGAAAACTATCGTATGAAACTATTGCGAGAATGGCTGCTTTTAATCGCCATAGAAAGAATGCTGCGATTGACCCTAAATATAAGGACACGCCTTGGAAAGATAGAGGCTATGTGGCTTGGCTCGGTTGGGGAGGAACAAGCGGTGTTAACTGGGCAATTAGAAAAGCTGAAAGCATACGAAACGGAACAGTTAAGGCAAGTGTTGATGTGGCTGACGTCCCGTGGGGTGACCGTAAAGTCAAGGATGATTATGCTACACAAGGAAAGGATGGAAGCATTAAGAAATCTCCCAAAGCACCTAAAAGCGATACTCCTAACAAGAATCCTAAAGGCGTTGGAAAAGGTGGAAAGCTATCTGAAAAAGTTCTTAAGTCTATAAAGAATAAGGTAGACGCTTACAACGAGAAGTACCCCGATAAGAAAGTGGGTATGGGAGCTGCAAAGCGTGTTGTACTTCGTGGTATGGGTGCGTTCAATACAGGACACTCACCAAAGGTTACAAGTGCTACACAATGGGGACTTGCCCGACTAAACGCATTTATGTACTTGGTAAAGAACGGAAGACCATCTAATCCAAAGTATGTACAAGATAATGACCTGCTACCAAAGTGGCATAAAAAAGCAAAGAAGAATGGATAACTTACCATTATTTGATATATCATTAGAAGACATCGCTCAAGGGATGTACAAGATTTCTCTTGTAGATAAGCCCGCTATTGAGGAAGACTTCATCCACTTCAATGAAGTAGAGAAGGTACAGATGTTTGCTGATGAAAAGAAGAAAGAGGTTGTAGGACCTATTATGATTCCTAACAAGGAAATCCTACGCTTCTCACCCGAAATGGGATACTACTATGTGCGATTCACTGCGGAGACAATCCAAGAGATTATGTACAAGTATTCTAAAGAAGGGTTATTTAACGCATTTGGCATTAACCATCAGAATGATACTGACGATGTAGTGATGCTTGAAGTTTGGACCAAGGAGAGTGATAACGATAAGTCTGTGGACTATGGTTACAAGCTACCAAACGGAACCGTATTCGTGAAGGCAAAGATTGAGTCTGACGAATTATTTACTGCAATTGAAAATGGAGAGATAAATGGTTTCTCTATTGAGATTAAGGCAGATATTAAACCAACAATTAATAACGAAGAACAAATGAACGAATTTAGTTTTGGCAAAGAACTTGGTAAGTTGGAGGCTCAATTTGAGACGATGACTAACAAGTACGAAGCAAGAATTGAAGCTTTGGAGAACGAGAATAACTCGCTCCTTGAAGCTGTGACATCTTTTGAAGATAAGTTCGCTGGCGTTTCAGAATTGAAAGAAGCCATTGAAATGATTCAAAAGCACATCGCGTCTATGGGTGAGTCTCAAGAAGAGATGTCTGAAGACAAAGATGAAGAAGAGATGGCTCATACTCCCGAACACAAAGAGGAGGAAGAGAAAGAAGAAATGAAAGATGACAAGTACGAAGCTACTGAAGAAGTTGCCGAGGAAGTCTCTGAAGAATTTACTGCTGAAGAAGAAACTAACGAGTTGGAAGTTGAGGAGCAATTTGCTGCTGAACAAAAGGCTGAAGAAGTTGCTGAAACAGTAGAAGACAAGACAGTAGTTTTTAATGGTATCACTTCTGAAAAGGTAGATATGATTAACAACTTCTTTAACCGCAAGTAATTATTGTAAATTAATTAAACGAATCCTCTTAAATTAAAATAAAATGAGTATAGTAATATCAAACTTGCCATACGGTGACAGACGTCCAGACCTCTTCATTGATACTATGGTAAAATCGGCAGCGGTATTAAACCGTTTCCGTCTTGTAGATGGTGTTAAAGCTAAAGTAAACGTACCTATCTTTGACGCTACATTATCTTTCGGTTCAGACCTTTGTGTGT